CCAAGCCCGCTCCCAAGCCCACACCGACTCCCGCTCCCAAGCCCACACCGACTCCCGCTCCCAAGCCCACACCGACTCCCGCTCCCAAGCCCACACCGACTCCCGCTCCCAAGCCTGCACCGGCTCCTGCTCCCAAGCCCGCGCCTAAACCAGTCGTAAAAACTCGCGTAACTTCGGGAAGAATCATGAGAGTAATCAGCCCGAATCAGGTAGAAGTTCAATATTCTCAACCTGGAGGAATCGTCACGTTGAAAGTTGCAACGCTCGTGGCTCATAACATGATCGTGGGCGAAAATGTGACGGTCGTGATCGAAGATCTCTTCCCATACGAATTTGTGAAAATCATGAAAGGTCAGCCGCCTGCACCAAAGCCAGCACCAAAACCCGCACCGACTCCCGCGCCGAAACCGGCACCGACTCCCGCGCCAAAACCCGCGCCAAAACCCGCGCCAAAACCCGCGCCAAAACCCACACCAAACCCTGCTCCAGTGCCGAAACCATCTCCCAAGCCTGCTCCCGTTCCTGCTCCTGTTCCGGGTCCCGCACCCGCTCCTGCCGGTCAATGTTCTGGCGAGGGAGGCGAGCCTTTCGGCGACGATCAAAACCCATACTTCTTTATATGCGAACCGGGAAATTCGAATCCTACACAGATGCCATGCGCCGAAGGGACTCTCTGGAATTCTACTTTGAGCGTGTGCGATTGGCCCAAATAGTCTCACGAAAGCTCCTTCATCAGCATGTTTTCCAGATCATCATCATCGTCATCAATCAAATTCATATTCGTTTCCGTTATTTCGAGGATCTCTTTTTTCATATCCTCGAAAATATCGATAATTTTTGCTCGGTACTTGAAAATAATGTCGTTCGAGTCTCTCGGATACTTTTCTGACGAGAATATATTCCCGTTTCGAGTGCAATACGAACACGATTCCATGATAAAGTCACACGGAGGGTGATCGTGAACGAGACCAGGTACGAACGGCACGACCGAGAGTCCGCTCACGGTATGTTTCTTGGCAATCTCGTCTACGACACCCGCCGCAAATTCGCTCGTTGCCATCTCGGCGATCACGACTGCGTTATTCATTTTAATATATATTACAAATGCGTATATAAATAGTTCAAAGTGACGATATAAAGGGATGTCTGAGGATCTCGTCGATCGTGATTCTTCCCACCGGATGTCTGATAAGCATCGACATCAGCAGATCCTTGAACATTTCGTCGCATTCCATTTCGTCTACGAACGGAATCATGTCGAATCTGGCGATATCATCGAGATGAGCTGCATCAGTTTTGGATCCTCGAATTGCTCCGCCCATCGTCCGAGTAGCAATATTGTATAGGACCATACCGAATGAAAAAATATCGATCGGTTTTCCGATGGTGAATGGAGATCTGCATTCCAACCGATTAGCTGCCACTTCCGGCGCCATGTATGACAGCGATCCATAAAGCCCAATCATTTTCATGGAATCCGAATATTCCGCATGGCCAAAATCGCAAAGCACGTAGTTTCCACTCGCATCGATCAAAATATTTTCTGGTTTTATATCTCGATGAACGATATCTTTGTCGTGAATGTACTTGATGGCGCCCGCAATGTCGACGACGAGTTTCCTGAGATCCTCAGTTTTCATGATACGATTCTCGTCGATCGCGTGAGTATATAAATCTTTCTTCATGAGAGGAAGCACCATGTGTGCTGTGGTGAACAGATCATGAATATAATAAAAATCCGTCGGTCGAATGATATTAGGATGTTCCATTTTCTCGATCAGATCAAACTCTCTTTTGAGTGTTCTTGCCGGATAACTTCCTTTTGAAATCTTCACAGCGACCGATGTGTTCGCGATCGTGTCGATCGCAGATGAAACTTTTGCGAAACCTCCAGAACCGATGGGCTTATCGAGCCGATATCTTTTGAGAGGATCGATGTTGGTCATCGTATCGAGATTTTGGAAGCAGCAAAACATTATTTTGTTAATGAATTCCAATGACATATTATATATACCATTCGAATTACCGGGATCAAATGACAATTTGCGTCGCAATTTTTTTTAAAAAATGTTCCATATGAATAAATATGGCTGCAATGCGGATTTCCTTGAGACATGTAGACTCTCTGGTGATTGCCGGCGGAGGCGCTAAAAGTATGGCAGGCTTGGGAGCGATTCACGTACTTAAAAAAAATGGGCATCTTCGCGAATTGAAGACAGTCGCAGGAACTTCTGCGGGCGCGATCGTCGCTGCAGGAGTTGCGCTCGACAGAAACGGCGTCGAAATGTGCAAGGCATTCGCAAAAGAGATTTATAAGCCTTCTATAGATATCGGGAATTTTTCAAACGCGTTCGGAATTGACAGTGGTGCTCATTTATCACGCTGGATAGATATCGTCCTCGGCGAGGACCCTCATACGTTTCGAAGCATATTAAACGAAACTGGAATAGAACTGATTATTTGCGCTACGAACATGACGACTCAAACCGCAAAATATTTTTCTCCCACCGAAACTCCAGACTTTGACGTGAAAATCGCGATCCGAATGAGTTGCAGTCTTCCTGTATTCTTTTCGGCAGTTCGTCATGACGATCAAGTTTTCGTAGACGGCGCATTGACAGATGCTTTCCCGATCGATTACGTTGCGAATTTGAAACACACGAAAAATATATTGGGAATTCGCTACGATTCCGACGAATACACACCCAAAAACATCGACAGCATCGACAAGTTTTTCACTAGTCTGATTGCTATTTCTACTAAAGATCGTTATGTTCACGAAAATGTTCTCACGATCGATGTCGGAAAAATATCCGTTCTAGATTTTAAAAATCCAAAAGTATTAAAGAAAGCATTCAAGATCGGCGCGAATAAAATGTCAGAAGTCCTCAAAAAGATCGAATGATCAAAGCTCGCTACCAAACATCATGTCATCATCGCCCGAATATCCGTCGATCAGAGGAACCGAAGACAAGGCATTGACGTTTTGAATGGGTGGAGAAGCCATCTGAGGGATCATCTGTCCGGACGTATTTGCGTCGACGGAATTCAGATTGTTCATGATGCCGGAAGAAGAATTGCGATTCGTATCCCAGGAACCGAACTCTGTCATAGTCGTGTCGACAGCGGATGGCGCGAACGAAACGTTATTTTGGGTGGATGGAGCACCCTCGCGCTTGAGGATCCCTTTTGGAAGATTCATCTTAGAACGAACTTGACTTTTTCTGTTTGGAGGCGCATGATATTCTAATATCGGCTTTGCTTTATCAGCACTCACGAACTTCAGGACCATGAATCCTAACGCTATGACGATCACGGCGACCAATATTCTAATTGCAACACTTTCGAACATATTATATTTACATATTATTTTTTTATGAATATAAATCGTCGGAAATCGTACAATCTATAGTTTCTTTGGAGTCGCCGAGTTCTCTCACGTACGGAGGACGATCGGTTTCGTAAAGATCGTCTTGGATGATCATGATCACGCTCGCTTCTTCCGTGACGGACACGTGCGTTTTCTTTCGATCCATGAGCTCGGTATAAAATCCTAGCAATATATCTTTTCGATCCTGGAACCATTGCTTGTCTCGTTCTACGACGACGATATCGATGAACGGCTTCCCTCCTTCGTTCATGAACCCCGGCTTGTACTGGATAAAATAACAAAAATCCACGTTGCATACCTCCATTTGTACCTGAATTTGTGGCAAATAATGATGAGGAACCTCACCGGGAATAATCTTCCTCCGTAGCGGACACTTGATCTCGACGCAATAGCCTCGCGCTGTGATTCCGTCGGGAGATGCGGCCAACCAAGGATATTCGTCGTGCACGATCAAGCCGAAATCAAACATTCGTTCGCCGAGGATACTCATGGCAAGTTCTGCCGCTTCCGTCTCGTATTTGACGCCGTGCTGTAACGCCATGCCTACGACCGGCACGATGTTCAATTTTTTCATCATCAAGTCTTCGCGCGGGCAGCCTTTGAATCCGTTGAACGGCTTGATTCCGAGCGCGGCGGATGATTCGGACGCGGTCATGAGCGTTTTCCTAACTTCGTACCATTCCGGCGTACGTTGAGCATATTGCGGTTTCTTGAATAAATTAACGACGCTCGGGTGGAGAGTCGAAAGATCGACGTCGGCCGGAATCGGAACTACGGACATATGTATTTTGATACGATCCGTCGATATTATATATTATGAAGTGACGATATGAATCGTAAAAAAACTTATATAAAATACTAGTAGTATATTATGAATATCTTGAGTTTCCCTGGTAAGATCGCGGGAATTGGAGACGAGATCGATTTCCACGGCAATTCGATCACGAGCGAGATCAGAGTTATGAGTAAAATAATCGACGATCACGGTAAAGGGATTGAAAATGAGATGAAAAATATGCGAGAATCGTTCGAAAACGAGATGCAAAAAATGCAGAAGAAAACCAAGCAGATTTGCTTCACAGTTTTAGCGGTGAACGTACTCTCGCGCGTTTTTTTCAGATAAATCTAAGAGGTCCTCGCCGAATATATCGACAATATCTTCTTTCTTTAGCAAATTATTATTAGAAGAAGATTTTGGATTTTTCTTCTTTTCGTTTTTTTGTATCACTAAAAATGCTGTGACGATCGCAAATAATACGAGAAGAAGTTGCCACATTTATATATATATACAAAATATTTTTGCCGGGATCAAATGACGACCACCGGGATCAAATGACACTCGCCGGGATCAAATGACAACCACCGGGATCAAATGACACTTCTGTTTTGTTATATAATGTGGAAAATGCATTGTCATAGTATAATTAAAATGTCTTCTCACATGGTCGAATTCTATGATGATTGCGAGAACATCAACGGCATCGATGATTGCGAGGAGGAGTTTTACGAAGCGGAGCCGTACATGACATATGATGAGGAAATGGAGTGCTTCGAAGATGAGAAATACGATGAGATTTTTGAAGATGATGATGATGAGGACAAATATTAAATATCATGTTCGTGCGTTTTTTTTTGAAATAAAATAAAATTATGTAAATATAACAACATGCAAGTCATCGAACAGATTCAGGAATTCTTTGCAAGCGTTCCTAAGCCAGTGATTTTCGCGGTCGTTTTACTCGTCCTTATAGGAGGATTCTTCCTGTGGAAAAAGATGAACTCAAAGGATAATGAGAACGAGGTAGAGAGCGGCTCCATGTACGCGAAGAAATTCGCACAGCAGGTGGCATCTGGTCTGGACCAGGAGCGCGAACCCATGCTTTCCGCGTCAGATCCAAATTTCGTTCAAGAAGTTCAGACAGGTCTTCAGGATCTAGAAAAAACCGCCAAGGACGTCGTCGGCGCCTCTACGGCCGAGGAGTCTGAGGGAGATAGCGACTTCGAGGAGTTCTAAATGCGCGTAATAATAGTTTCGAATATATTCATACGATATATCTGAATCGATTTTTTATATTTATTAGAGCAATGCCGCAGCAAGCGCACGTACGATCGTTGATATCGAACTCGAGATCATATGTCAGTACTTTTTCGTACGAAAACATCAATGCGTGACCATTATATTCGAACCAAATGTCGGTATCGTCGTCGTAATATCTTTTTTTGAAATGATAAAAATTTTTCATTTTGAACGATACGATATCGTCCGAATGTTCTTTTTCTTTAGCGCATTCGCCGCAACATGATTCGTGTTCTTCGTGATGATGATGTGAATATTTATTACACGCATCGCATGTCGCCGTGATAAAATCGAAAAGTTCGTCTGCGAAATCGTGCGTTTTAAGTGCTGTACAAAATTTGTTCCATTCGTTTCGATCCGCTATAATTCCGGTGTGCAATGCGTCGACGGCATTTTTACGCATTTTTTATACTCGTTACACGTTTGTTAAATTAATCGTCGATAAACAGGCACTTTTCGATTTGTTCCTCTATTTTTTTGGGTTTTTCGCCGGTATTGAATCCGATCTTGCGATAAAACGCTTTCCTTTTTGCGATTTGCCCGAGGAACAACGAATATTGGTCTACCACGTCGACGATGACTGGATCGTTCCCGCTTCCGCCGCGTAAGATGCGCCCACACGCTTGGATGACGTCGCTCGACGGAGTCGCGAGCACCAGACCCGAGAGCCGCGGGTTATCGTATCCTTCGGCAGCCAAATGGTAGGTCGCGCATATCACTTGAGCGTCCGGTTCGATTTTGTCGCCTCCTAAATATGTTGCGGCATCGACTCCGATCGAGATCAACTCGTTTTTGATGTCGATGGCGTGCTGGCGGCGATGGCTGAGGACGAGGACATATCTGCCTGTCTCCGCAATTTTTTTTGTTTCTAGAGCTACGAAATTTGTCCGATCTCGGATTTCGCAAATTTTGGTCATGAGCGAAGCGTAACATATATCGCCTCTTTTATTGACCGGCGGAGGTTTTTTGTATTCTTCGTGAGTGAATGGAACGATCTTGACGATCACGTTTGTTTGATTTTTTCTGCGGACTTCGAACGCCGTCGGCCCTAGAAACCAATAAAGCACTCGAGTCAATCCGTCTTTGCGTGTTGGCGTCGCAGTCAGCCCGATCACGTACTTGAAAGAAATACCAAACATCGCTTGGCTGAAACTTTCTGCTGCGATATGATGACAGTTGTGAGCCACGGGGCCGCACAAACTGTGGGATGAACATATGAACGTGTGGTTGTCCTCTACTTCCAGGTCGTATACTTTTTGTGTTTTTTTAGGCATATACTCGGTTTGGGTAACTCTCAGGGTTCCATAGTCGAGAAACTGATTATTCCACTCGTGGCGCCCAACGTGCTGAAAGAAACCTGCAGGGTATTTGTCGCACTCTAGTTTGTAGAAAAGGTTCTTGTGGATATAAGGGGCAATTTTAGTAAGAAAGACAAAACTTGAGTCAACACCTATGGAAATATGATAATACTCCCTTGATTGCAGAACCTTACTGACGATACCCATATAGAGTAACTTCTCTTGTAGGCGTTCATTCGTATCCAAATCAAACGCGTTTGATGAAATAATAATACTCCCAGCCTTTTGATGTATTGATCCATCGTCCATATACCATACCGCGAGAGCTGGCCAATCAAGATCGTTAATTACCCACTGAGGACACGTTTGTCTGTTAGAGACATCTATATGGTTCGACAAGTCAATGCTCTTGGTCGTGCATGCATATTTGATACTCGTCGTATACCCCGTCCGGTGTGTATGAACAGTATCTATGCCGAACATATGAGCTTTCCAGCGAAGATAATGTTCCTGCTTCTCTCCGTGGACAAACTTCAGTCTGTATCTACCACCAGGGGACTTTGAAATACTACCATCACCCAATATGCTCCCGAGCATAATCTGATATTGGTCTGGATTTAAACCCTTTGAAACCGCAAGTTCTGACAAGGCGGAGTTATACGTAGAAATCAGCAGGTCACCAACTGTGATTTCTCTGGCCTGCTTCCAACCACTCGTGGTCAACAACTTGTGATTTGGGGTGCATTTAAGATTAGATTTAGAGTAACTTATCTTTATTAGCGGTTCATCCGTAGTTTTCTCCCAAGCGTGAGTTACTTTTTTGAATGAAAAAGATTTCGTAAGTTCATTAAAAGATTGGACTTTTATCTCTTCACCACGTTTCCACGCATCATAGATCATCCCAATCTCGCGATTACCCTTATCGGTAAGAATGAGTTGTCTCCGTGGAAAACATTCGTCAACGATCAAACACCCGATTCCTTCGAAATCTATGTACTTTCTCACCAGCAGAGTCTGGATCGATGCTATGATAAAGTCGCCGGAGATATCGAACGAATCGCCGCGAACTTTTGAAATCTTTGCGTCCGGGACGAACCTCTTGATAGTTTCTTCGAACTGTTCTTCGAGGAACTTCTTGTGGACGAGGATCATGGTCTTTACTTTCAATTGGCACGCCGTAAAAATACTGCATACCGTTTTGCCAAAACCCGTGTCCAGCGATAAAATCCCACCTCCGGTCTCGCGAAGTTGCTTGAACAACGCGTTTGTCGCTTCGATCTGTTGCAACTCCTTGCGCAGAGAACCAGTGAACTTTACCAATGAGTTCATGGGTTCTATGTTTCCGTATTCGCGAGTCACCGGGAGACGATTCATATTTTCGAGAGCCCAAAATTTTGGCACAATAACGTGAGTCTCGTTACGTTTGAATACTCGAAATTTTTTCGGAAAATCATCGTTCAAAGAGACCGGCGCCACGAAGAGCTCGCGATTGACGAGTTTCTTCTCCGATTCGGTGAGATCTTTTATTTCGATCGTAGCTCCACTACGCGACAAAATCATTATGTGTTATATTTACAGAAAATGTATATATAAAATACGTGATGACGATATGATCAATATTTTGGGATGTACACTCGATGGCCGCTTTTGATCACGTTTCTCCAGAAAAGCCGCCTATATCGATTCGCGTACATGAATCGCTTTTTTGTGATGGTCGGAGATATTAGAGTTCCATTGAACGCGTCGAAAAACTCGTCGAATGTCATCGTTTGAAAAACCTTTATTGTTCTTCTCGGACGGAAGCACATTTAAATAACTTAAATAAATTTATGATAAAATGATTAAATGATTATTCTCGAAGAAGAAAAAGGTCTAGTTTATAAAATATTGTTCCCAAATGGAAAAGTTTATATTGGGCAAACGAAACGGACTATATACGCAAGAATGAGAGAGCATCGACGCGATGATAGCGGCTGTATAAAATTAAAGAATGCTCTTAAAAAATACTCTCCCGAAGAAGTTTATGCGTCTGTGCTCAAAAGAGACATTCCTGTGAAATTCCTTGATTGGTGGGAGAACCATTACATTTTGGAATACGATTCTATTAGAAACGGGTACAATATCAAGTTTAACGACAATCCTGAAATTCCATTAGACGCAGAAATTCCGGAGGTCGACGTTCCTCACCACGAGCCGAAGGTCAACATCTTCGCGAGATTCGCGTGTAAATCATATGTTCCTCCGCGACAAAAGATAGAATGTTTGCTGCCGAAGCCGATGAAGAAAGTGGAAGAATTGCCCTGGTTTCTTGCGCATTTATAAAATTCAAAGATAGCAGCTCAACTCATGATCTTCGTTTGGTTCGCCGCATCTTTTCGTAATATGTAATAGACCGATCACAGAAATCAAAAAGAAAAATACCAGCAAGCAAATAGTGGCGATTCCGAAATTATATATCAGTCCTATAGTCATAATTGTGATAAATCCAGCCAGACCGATAAACAGCATGATGCTCGCGAATACCAATTGCGATTTCATTTTATGTTTAGTCGGAATGTCATTTTTAATGCGCTATGCAACGATATAGTACATGGTCGCGAGGGCGTTTTGTCGATATGAAAATGTATATCGACAAAATTCGCAAAAATTAATAATCACATTCATAAGATGCAGCGGATCGGGTACATCGGTTCTAAGTTTAAATTGACCGATTGGATTTTCGAAGAAATCGAGAAAAGGACCGACGACACATTCGAAACGTTTGCAGATATATGTGCGGGATCTTGTGCAGTGACGAATGCCGCATTATCTCGCGGATATTCTACTATTTCGAACGACCTCGAGATGTATTCGTATATAATTGCCAGAGGATTGCAATGCTGCTATTCTGATCAAATATCTGCGATTATACAGCAATTGAACGACGTAGAGCTTATAACCGGTTTCATGACCGAGACGTATTCGCCAGAGGGAAATCGTATGTACTTCACGAAGGAAAACTCTATGAAGATCGATGCCATCAGATCAGAGATCGAAAACTACAAAAACGAAGATTATTACTATTTTTTGCTCGCTTCTTTAATAAGCAGTGCGGATTCCGTGAAGAATACCAGTGTCATAATGGGAGCATTTTTGAAGAAATTCAAGAAGACCGCCGAGAAGAAATTGATTCTAAAGCCGATTCATGAACGTATATCTCGTGTACATTTGACGTGCCACAACGAGGATGCTGTCCGGCTGAACACGAGTGCTGACATCGTGTATGTTGATCCTCCGTACAATGCACGACAGTACGGCGGCAACTACTTTATTTTGAATCAGATCATCGAACCATCGCCGGGGAAAGGGATCACGGGCGTGTGCGAATATAAGAAATCTACTTTTTGTCGCAAAAATGCTGTTGCGAAATCGTTCGAGGAGCTGATGTCTTCGATTACGGCGAGGCTGATCGTTATTTCGTACAGCTCTGAATCTCTACTTTCCAAAGAACATATGATCGAGTTGCTGTCTTCGTTTGGCACCGTGGAAGTTGTCGAAAAGATTCACAAGAGATTCAAAGCGAAAGAAATGAAAGCAAATTCGAATGTATGCGAATATTTGTTTTTTATCGAACCATATCGACGCGCATAATGATTTAACTATATCTAAATCACATAACATATAATGCTTTCGCCATATTCCGTGATAACTACTAAAGAGCTTTCAAAAGAATACAAATCAAAAAATGGCATCTATTTCACTCCCAAAAGCGTTCGAGATCTCGTGTGGAAACACGTCAATATCGAACCAACATCGATATTAGAGCCGTCTGCGGGGTCGGGCGAGTTCTACGACGATTGCCGCGAGAAGTTCCCCGAAGCTCGTATCACGGGTGTCGAACTGGACAGAGAAATGGCGATCGCCCGAGGATTCGTCAATTGCGATTTCTTGCGATGGAACTGCGGCGAGAAATTCGATCTCATCGTCGGAAACCCGCCGTTCGTCCAGCGAGAAAAAGGCTATGTTTCCGACAAGAACATAGTTTCTGGACGTTCGAATCTTTATGTGGAATTTATCTACAAATGTCTGACTCAGCACCTCGCTCCCGGAGGAATATTGGCGTTCGTCATTCCGGCATCGATCGGAAATTCTGCGTTTTATGCCCCCACTCGAAGACTGCTGTGTTCTCTCGATATTCTCGCGTTCGAGATAGTAGACTCGCACGATTTTGCCGAAACGTCTACGAGGATATCGATTATGGTAGTTAAAAATTCACCGGGCCAAAACAGATTCGTATACGAAGGATTCATATGCGAGAAGCCGCCCGATGTTTGTACGCATACCATCGGATCTTTGGACGTGACGTTCAAGACTGGGCATTGCCACGCACAAGTAAAACGTTATTTTGCAGACGATGGAAAAATTCCATTCTTCACGAATCGCGATATCGGCATGAATCGCATCGTAACGAGCGAGAAGACTAGGTATTTGAGCGATGATGCCATCAAAATATATTCCGGGAGAGCGATCTTGGTAAAAACGGCGAGCGCGGCACGACGAGGCGGACGATTCGAGTTCGGATTTGCTATTCACGACGGCGATCAATGGTCGGCAGATAATGACATCATCATCATTCGAGGAAATGACATCGATATCGTGTACGAAGTTTTACAGAAACGAGAAACGCGTGATTTTATCAACATGCTGTGTACGAATGGTCATATAAATATGAGACTGTTGAAGAGTATTCCAATGTAATCGTCGTAAAAAACACGCGAATGTTATCGATGAATATATAAATGCTTCGTGCTCTCGATCTGTTTTCCGGTATCGGTGGTATCACGTACGGACTTCGCGGAATAGTATCACCAGTTGTATACGTAGAAAAAAACGACGATGCTCGAGAATTCCTGAAGAAAAAAAACCCGAACACTCCGGTATTCGAGGATGTATGCACGTTTGACGCCACGGATATGAAAGATAAAATTGATATTATAACGGCCGGGTGGCCTTGCACGGGATTTTCGACGGCAGGAAAAGGCACCGGATTCGAACACGCCGCGTCGGGATTGTTTACAGAAGTCATCAGGATAACGTCAGAATGTATGCCATCGTATTTGTTTCTCGAGAATTCGCACGTGCTATCCGTTCCGGAAAACGTCAAGGTCGTGATAGATGAATTCGATAAACTCGGATACGATTGTCGATGGACTGTGTGCAGATCCACATGCGTGGGAGCCCCTCATCAACGCAACAGATGGTTTTGTTTGGCGAACCGGCGAGGTGTTGATAATAAAATCTACATCTCCGACGTCAACGCATTCGATTGGACGAATAACGAACCGGTACGTCAGGTAGAGAAGCGATCGACCAAAAACAAAAATTTAATCGGATTTTTAGGTAACGCTGTAGTTCCCGATCAGATTCGATATGCGTTTCGCACTCTCGTTAATTTGTCTACTTTAAAAATAAAACACGGAGAAAAGAACGGTTTCTCTGTCGGTGGTAATATCACGACTTTTACGTTGAGACATCCGACTATTCCGCGTATGAATATCATAGTTTCGCCAAGAAATAACGAAGAATCGTTCGCTTTGAGATGTGATATTACAACAATTTTGAAGAAGCCGGGAGTTGCTAAATATTGGGCAACTCCGATTTATGCGTATCGGCACAGCAAAAGTCCACGAACACTCACGGTGCGAAGTTCGAAGATGCTGTCGGCACAAGTTGCTTTCTCGGAAGGAGGAAAACACGGTTGGTATTTAAATTCGGACTGGATCCGTTGGTTAATGGGATTTCCTCATGATTATTTCGATGTAATTTAGATATACAACGATCCAAAACAAACAACATCTCTGTTCAATTTTTCGTGTATTTTTTCGAGCTGGTCATTCGATCCATCGGCGTTGATGAGCTCCATGATGGCGTTGCGTGTCTGCGTAATGCAAGATATCAAATTTCCTTCGAACATATTTCCAGTAGAGCAAATGTCTTCGATCGTCTCTCCTGAAAACCATCGCTTGACGCCGTCGATGAGATCCCAATCCAAAGAAAATGGACAATAATCTGCCAAGGGAATTTTGAATGATTTTCCGGACGAGGAATTGTCTCGTGATGCCGAGAACGATGCCACGATTGCCACGACGTCTTCGTCATCGATATTCCCGGTCAAGAGCTTGCAACCGAGGACAGGACAAATTGAACCGATTTTGGCGGCAATATCTCCGAGAGGTGTGAGCGTCAATTCGGAACACAAATGTTCGCTTTCCAGCCAATTTTTGTACTCGTAATATTCGTCGAGAAGCTCTCGGTTGCTGTTCGCCGAGTTGATGTATTCCATTATACGGTCGTACTTTTCCGGGCGTTCTACTTTTCCGATCTTCTTGAGTTTGGAAAGGATGAGCGCGCTATCGAAGTCCTTGATTTTTACGTTCAAGTCCATGTCGAGCTCCGCGATTCCTGACGAAACTACATCATCACCGACGATTACTTTGTACGCACCGTTCGATGACACTTCCTTGAGAACTCCGGTTTCCCCCGACTCCATCGTGCACTTCATTCCCGTTTTGGCGAACTTCCATATATCGATTCTGGACAGCAGTTTCTTCCAAAGTCTGCATTTGCTTTCGAAGAGACGCCCCTGTGCGAGCTCCGTCGAGGTCGGCTTGAACACCACGAACGAGTCGAACGTGCTCTCGATGACTTCTTCGACGTCTATGTTTCGTTGCATGCACCGCAGCACGAATCCCGACGACATCTTCAACGACGAACGCAATGCTTCTGGCTTTCCGACGACGAGCTTAGACATCGTGTTCTTTGGCACGGTCGGATCGTATAGGACAAACACCGATCCTTCGGTGTCGAACCCGCGCCGTCCCGCACGACCAGCCATCTGCACGAATTCTGACTCCTTGAACATCCTATGATCGGAACCGTCGAACTTGTAGAGACTTTCGAATACCACCGAACGAGCGGGGCCGTTCACTCCAACCGCAAATGTTTCTGTCGATATGAGTATAGGCAGCATTCCTCCGCAGAACAATATCTCGATGATCTCCTTCACGTACGGCGGCATGCCAGCGTGATGCACCGCAATTCCCTCGATGGCGTAATTCATGTACTTTTGATGAAACGTATATTCGGGAATCTTGTATTTCCTGAGAAGATCTTCGAAGTTCTTCTTGATGTTCTTCGACTCGTATACGGTTATTATCCCGCCCTCTTTGGAGAGACGATTCGCCAGCGCTTCGATCCTGATCTTGTTGCAAGAAAAAAAGATGCTCGGAGTCATCTGATTATCCTGCAGAAGCTTCACGAGTTTCTTATCGATGACGGTGGGCGATTCGTTCTTGATCTTATCAAACTCCGAGATGTCTTTGATCTCGTCGTTGTCAATGACGTGGAAACTCAGTGGAACCGGTCGTTTATCTGTGAAGATCACGTCCACTTGATGATTCTTCAGTCCGCTAAACCAAGTTGCAAATTCTTTGGCGTTTGGCACGGTCGCCGAAAGGAATACCGCCCTCATGGTATCGGGCATCAAGATGAGTGTTTCTTCCCATACAGAACCTCTCGAAGGGTCGTTGAGGTAATGAATCTCGTCAAAAACTATCCACTTCACATCATTCATACGACCGTCGCGAGCGAATACGAGCGCCCTCAGGATTTCCGTCGTCATCACGAGTAAGTTCGCATTTTCATTCACCACGACATCGCCGGTGAGAATTCCGACGTTCTCTTCGCCGAACTTCTTTTTGAAGTCATTGTATTTTTGATTACTTATAGCTTTAAGAGGCGCCGTGTAGATCATCTTGGTTCCTGCTTCGCGTGAGAGATGCCAAGCATATTCTGCGAAAATAGTCTTTCCAGAACCAGTAGGAGCTGCCACCATAATAGAATGGTTTTCGCTCATGCTTTTGATTCCTTGATTTTGGAAGGCATCCAGAGGATGATCGAGGGTGCTTTCGAAATTCATTATGTATTACATGATGTCGATGTATTTATATTACAAAGTGACGATATGATAACCGGGATCAAATAACATTCTTATTCTTCGTCGATAGAAGAACTGGTATCTATACGTTGGGACAGGGCAGACAACCATTCTCCTTGATTTGTTAGATTAGCTTTTAATTCTTTCCTGAATCCTCGATCGGCATTTATATTAGCCATAAGACATTTTATCTGTTCGTGTTGAAACCTCAATAATTTCTCG